TCTAAAAAAGAGATTGATTCATTAGAAGAAGCCGGTATGCCTACATTTACAATCAATAGGGTAACTCCCATTGTTGAGATAATGAAATACTTTGTAACTGCCAATAACCCAAGATGGAAGGCAGTGGGGGCTACTGGTGATGATGTAGATACGGCTCAGGTACATTCTGAAATTGCAGATTATTGTTGGTATCTATCCAATGGTAAATCATTATATAGTCAGGTAGTATTAGATAGTTTAACCAAGGGTATTGGATATTTCCTTGTAGATGTTGATAAAGATGCAGACAGAGGAATGGGTGAGGTTAATTTTAGTAGAATTGATCCATATGACGTATATGTTGATCCAGCCAGTAGGGATTTCTTATTCAGAGATGCAACTTTTATAATGATTAGAAAGAACCTGTCAAGGTCAAGTCTAATAAATATGCTACCAGAACACGAAGCTAAGATAAAACGGGTAGCTAGAAGCACTAATGTTGTATCATATTCACAGAGAGATACTGAGGAATCTTACAGTATACAGCCAGAAGATATTACAATGGGTATTAACCTAGATGCTGAAGACGAGGATGTAATTCCATATTATGAAACATATGCTAAGAAAAAGTTTGCATATAGAAATGTTTTTATAAGGGTAACTCCACAACCTGCTGAACTGGCGGTTATAAAAGAACAGGTAGAAGAAAAGATTAGTGATTTCCAAAAGGAAATTGAAGTAGGTCTAAAAGAGAAAGAACTTCAGTTACAACAAGCCGTTGAAGCTGGTGAAATGATACCTGACCGAGCACAATTGGAGATGGAAAAGGCTCAAAAGATGGCTGCTCAGGCAATAGAAGAACAACGAATGCAGTTAATGTCAGAAGCTCAAGATGCCGCAACAATTATAAAACAGCAGATTATGTCAGAAAGTGATTTTCAGATACTTTCTAATAGTGATGAAGCTAAAAAGAATATTGTTGATGCTATAAAATTTCATGAGAATAGAATTGTATTGACATGTACGGTTGGTGATGATGTATTTTTATATGAGTACACATTACCAATTAGTGAATATCCAATAGTTCCAGTTCCATATATGTATACTGGAACACCATATGCAATGAGTGCAGTTATACCTCTTATTGGTAAACAGCAAGAGATAAACAAGGCTCATCAGATTATGTTACATAATGCAAATTTAGCCTCCAATCTAAGATGGATGTATGAAGAAGGCTCAGTACCTGAAGAAGAATGGGAACAGTATTCTTCATCACCGGGGGCATTATTGAAATACAGACAGGGATTTACTCCTCCGACTCCTGTATTACCGGCTCCAATCAACAACGCTTTTTATACAATTACTCAAGAGGGTAAGGCTGATGCGGAGTATATAAGTGGTGTTCCTTCTGCTATGATGGGATTTACACAAGAGCAGCCTGAGACTTATCGTGGTTTATTAGCCAATGATGAGTTTGGAACAAGAAGATTAAAAGCTTGGATGGGTTCAATAGTAGAACCTTGTTTAGAACAATTAGGTAAATGTTTTCAAATGATTGCTCAAAATCATTATTCAATAGAGAAAGTATTTAGGATTGTTCAACCAGAAGCAGGTCAATCACCACAAGAACAGGAAAAAGAAGTAAGAGTTAATATACCGATTTATAATGATTATGGTGAGGCCATAGGAAAATATAAGGATTATGCATCTGCAAGATTTGATGTAAGAGTTATAGCTGGGGCTACAATGCCGATAAATAGATGGGCTTTACTTGAGGAATATTTTAAATGGTTTCAAGCAGGATTGATTGATGATATTGCCATGATAGCTGAAACAGATATAAGGAACAAGAAGGGTATAGTGGAAAGAAAGTCAATGTACGCACAAATGCAGTCACAGATTTCTTCAATGGAAGAGTCTATAAAGGATAGCGAAGGAACAATTGAAACATTGGAACGTCAACTTGTACAGGCTGGTATTAAGATGAAAGTAGGCCAGGCAGGTAATGAAATAAGGAAGGACGTTTTAGAGACAGAAGCCCAACAAAAACTTTTAAGAGGTATGCTTAAGTCTGAATTTGACAAGATGAAAGTTGAGATGAAGGCAAATCTTTCTAGTGAACAGAATAAAAAAGAGTAGTTTGGTTTTAAATACTTTTTTTTATAACTTACAAAGAGTGAAAGGAAATAACTTATGAGTCAAGAGCAAGTAGGCAACGCTTTAGAAGCCCCCGAAAGTAACGATGCTCAGACCAACATAGACGCAATGCCTGAAGATTTTTTTGAATCTTTAGATAAAAGTGTTAATGCTGGTATTTTAGACGAACCTTCGCAACCAACCTCGGATAATAACAGTGGTAATACACTATCGAGCCCAAGTGAAGTTCAACCGCAGGTTTCTACTAATGTAGAAACAATAAAGAAAAGGTATAGTGATTCAAGTAGAGAAGCAAAAAGACTCAATGGAAAGCTCCAAGAGCTAGAGCCTTATATGCCTATACTTGATGCTATGCGAGACGACCCTAATTTAATTGCGCATGTTCGTAATTATTTTGAGGGTGGTGGTCAAACACCTCAGAATATGGCTGAGAAACTCAACCTATCAGAGGATTTCGTGTTTGACGCTGATGAAGCTTTTTCTACTCCAAAATCAGATTCTGCGAAAGTGCTTGGTGCTACAATTGATGGCATTGTTCAGCGCAGGCTTGGTAAAGCCTTGCAAGGACAAAAGTCAGAAAATCATAAATTAGCAAAGGAAACCTCTTTTCGTCAAAAACATGAATTGTCAGACGACGAATGGGAAGTATTTGTTGATTTTGCGAAGTCCAAATCACTTGAATTAGATGATATTTATTATTTAATGAACCGCAAAAATCGGGACGAGAAAATAGCTGATAGTACAAGACAGGATATGCACGATAAAATGCGTGAAACGCAAGATCGTCCAAATTCACTTGCTACTACAGGCGGCACACAGGTCGAGAAATCTACTGATGACCGAGTATTTGAATCCATATTAGGTGTTGACAATCAATTAGACGAGGTTTTTGGGTAATACTAAAAACCTTTAACAATTAATTGAAAGGTAAATAATATGGCTGATTTATTTACACTCGAATCAACTGCAGATGCCGCGGCAGGTTCATCAGGCGCTAGGCTTGGAACCAGTCTCGACACTGGAGTTCTTCGTAGAAAATATGACTTTGGAGATAGAGTATCAGAGCTATCAATAGCTTCCGATCCTTTCTTTAGACTTGTATCAAAACTTGCGAAGAGACCAACAGATGATCCCGAGTTTAAATTCACAGAACGTAGACCATCATTTCACAAACGATATGCTTATCCTACTGCTTTTTCTGCAGATAACGTTACTTGGGACGAAGATTTGTCTGCTGACAATTCTACTGACCAATACGATGAGTATGAAACAGCAGGTAGTGTCGTTTACATCAAACTAGCTACTGATTATAAAAAATCTGGCAATCGCCAGAATGTTTATGGTCAAAGTGGTCAAGAAGTTGTAATCGGCGCAGACGGAACACAACCCCAGTTCTTTTTAGAGGGTCAGATGCTCAGAGTTAATTTTTCTGATGGCCCAGCTGGAGCTGTTAAGTCTTATGCAATCGTTCAAGTGGACGGAGTTACATTACAGGACGAATCAACGAGTCCTCCTACAGCACATACACATGGTGAAGCTGCTATAATTGCAGCAACAGTTGTAAAAACAAAAGATGCAGGCGATGATTACTATGCTGGCCCTCTTGGTGTAAATACACCAGTTGGCGATAGTACTTATAGCACATCTATTGCAGGATCAACTACTTCTAATGGATTAGAAGCTTCTAGAGTATATGTTGTTGGAAATGCTCACGCACAAGGTTCTGGTTATCCTGGAACATGGAAAGACCAACCTTTCGTAACTGGTTATGGACGAACTCAAATTTGGAAAACTGCAATGGCAATGGATAACACTACACGTGCTACCGTGCTAAAGTATGAACCAAATGAGTTCGCTCGTGTTTGGAAGGAAAAGCTGATCGAACATAAATGGGATATTGAACAGAGCATTTTGTTTGGTTCTCAATATGATTCTGGAGATGAGTGGTACACACAAGGTGCTGTTGATTTCATTTCAAGTTTTGGTAATGTGTTTAGTTT